TAAGGACGCAGGGCGTCAGTGCAACTCACCCCAAGCCGGTTCGACTCCGGTCATTGCCACCGACTTAAATCGCTGCACACCGGGCTAGTCACCTGGTGAACGGCACAGCAGAGCCCCGCTAGGCATAGCGGGTAGGGCAACGCAGGCTCCACCGGAAGGCATGGAAGCGTTGACCCGGTTAACACCCCGGTACGGCACACGCCCTCTTGACCGAGGGGTTACGTCACTGCTAGGGCCGGTCCTCATCACATCAATCCGAAGGAAGTCGCCATGTACGAAGTGAAGCGTGCCGCTTCCAACGGCACCGTGAAGACGGTAAGCACCCACCAGACCCGCTCTGAGGCCGTTCACACGGCTCAGCGCACCGAGGGAATGGTAATGGTCGCGAACGCCACCGGTCGCCCCGTGTGGTCGAATCTGAGGCGGTCTTTCTGATGGTGTCCGGAGTCGTGCGCTGGGTCCCGGTGGACGAGATGATGAACTGGAGATCGTGCGACAGCGCGGGCGTGCGCCTTAAGGAGGTGCTCCGCTGGAAGCGCGAGGATGAGCACTACCCCAAGGTTGTGGAAGCCCTTCGCGAGAATGGTTTTATGCGGCCGCTCACGTCCTACATGGAAGGCTTCGATCGGTACATGGGTGATGGTCATCACCGACTGGCCGCAGCGATCGATCTCGGCCTGACTGAGGTCCCCGTTCTGATGAGCGAGAATGGATGGGACATGGATTTGATCGCTGACGACTCGGGCGATTGGGATGGCGGGGAGTGCTTCTACCCCGAACCGGTCCCGCCCCGAGTTGACCCGAACCAACTGGCGCTGTTCTAAAGGGAGTTAAGATGTCCGCACCGCTTGAACCGCACGACCCTGACGCTTGGTACATCCAAGAGGCCCGCGAGCTGCACGCCGACTGGCAGGCAGCCCACGAAGAGGCCACACAGGCTCTTCTACGGGACGAAGCGAGTCCGGTGGTGCTCTCGTACTTCAACTCCGCTCAGCGGGCGGAGAACGCGGCGTACACTCGAATGAACGACCACTGGCGGAAGTTCCACCTCTACCGAGAGGATGTGTTCCCCGATGCGTGAGAACCGCTTTCAGAGCGTTGACACGACCGAAGAACGTGGCTACGACGTGCAGAGCGTCCCGGACCCCGATGATCACCCCATCGAACAGGTCAAGTACTACGCCCCCGGCCGCACCTACCACAAGGAAGACTGACGTGGACCCCGACTTCTGTCGCACCTCCTACGATGACCCGACCACCGAGGACCTGATCTACGCCCTGGCGGATCTTGAGTACAACGAGCGTCGCAGGATTCTGGCAGCGGCTGACGCCATCGCCGAGTCCTACCACCGTCCCCTGTCAGCCCAGGTGGCAGCGAACGCTGCCCGGAGGTGATCCCATCTCAGTGGTCCACCCCTAAAGGGTGGGTCGCTGTGTTGGCCGCACCGAAACGCACAGAGAGGCAAGACAATGGCTTACATCGTCACTGAGGCTTGGATGCCCAAGGAAGGCGTTCCGGAAGAGGACCGGAAGCATGAGTATGCCGGCTGGTCATCAATGGAAGCGGCCACCGCGTACGCCCAGGAACTGAGCCGCGTACGACCCGGAGTGGTCGTCAACATGATCGGAGAGGGAGCGCACACCGAATGATCGTCAGCGTCTTCGCAGCATACGAGCGCCAGCAGGAAACCCTGACAGAGGCCCGGTACTGGTTTCAGTCGCGCGATGCGCACCCGGACCTGTACCAGCAAGCCCACGACGGCAACCGCCACGCTGTCGAAAGTCTGAAGGCTCACAGCATGGCCACTGAGCTGTTCCACTTCTACGAGCGGGAGACATCATGACCAGCCATGACGCCTACGACTACGACGGCGACGTTGACGTGTTCGACGACCGTGCAGCCGATCAGTACGCGGCTGGTTGGCGAGCCGGCCAGGATGACGCCCTCCTGTGGGAGAGGGGTGAGGCGCCCAACCTGATCCCGCCGACTGAGGACCAAGGAGATCCGTTCTGGCGAGGGTACGAGGATGCCCAAGTCGCTTACGAGCAGGGGCAGTTGAGTCACGCATGAGCCACATCTTTGCCTTTATGTCCGGTGAGCATGTCGTCTGGGAAGAAGACGGAGACAGATGAACCGCGAGGAATTCGACGCTCTCACTCAATACGAGTGGGAAGACATGTACGAGGAGATGTTGAACGACTGTTACGAAGTCGTCAGCGTCTGTGGGTACGATTACGACCCGGGTTATCTGCTAAAGGCGGTAGACCCGGTCGCATTCCGAGTCGGTGTCAGCGATTACATGTCAATGGTCGAGGAAGACCTAGACGAAGACGACGAAGAAACCACAGAGGAGTAACTGAAATGCCGCTCATCATTCCCGGAGTCAAGGAAACCGCCGCCAGTGTCTATGCGGGCATTGGTACCCCCGCCGCTGCTATCCGTTTCCCCGAGGTACACGGGCTTGACGGTGCGGCGGACCACATCCGAAACGACAACCCGCAGTACTTCCACATGGGTGTGAATGGTGAGGGCGAGCCGATCAATATAGATCTCTCCGAAACGCCCCATGTCATCCTGAACGGCGGAACCGGCGGCGGTAAATCCGTAATGGCTCGCGCTGCTGTCTCTCAGATCTTGCATGCCGGCGGCGTGGCCACTGTGCTGGACTATAAGCGGTTCAGCCACCGATGGGCCTATGACCTCCCCCGCGTGGCGTACGCTAAGACGCTCCCCGACATCGGGGACGCGCTGGTTTCGGTCGGTCATGAGCTTCACCGGCGCACGGCCATCATTGAGAAGTACGGGGAAGACGCTTTCGACAATCCGAAGTTCGAAATGCCTACCCTGGTCGTTTTGGCCGAAGAGATGAACGCCACCTTCTCTCAGATTAAGGAACTGGACAAAAAGGTTCCTGCTGGGCAGTACGGCGCCATTGACGCCTACCGAGACATTCTGTTTCTCGGCCGTGCCTGCCGCGTGCACATGATCGCTACCGCTCAGCTCGCCACCCGGCAGGCTCTCGGCGGTCAGGAGGCCGTGGACAACTTCGGCGTCAAGGCTATGGTGAACTACTCGCTTAGCGCGTGGCGCTGGCTGGTCCCAGACGCTGGGCGTTACCAGCCCGCTCCGCCGCAGCGCGGCCGGGGATTCCTGGTCTCTCACAATGTGGCTAAGGAGACCCAGTTTCTATTCATGACTGATGAGGATGCCCGAGGTTTGGCGACCTCTTACATTGGGTAAGCTGTGCGCCATGCGACAGGTATTCCAGACCAGACGCGTACCCGGATTCCCTGACTATGTGGTCAGTGATGATGGGTACGTGTGGGCACCGAAACGGCAGGGCGCGGCCGGAGGGTGGCTAAAGCCTTATTTTGACAAGTACGGCTATCCTCGGGTTGTCCTCAGGGTGGACGGCAAGAGCCGGACCCGAGTGATCCCACACCTTGTGGCCGAAGCCTACATAGGGCCCAGGCCGGAGGGAATGCACGTCTGCCACGACAACGGCAAGCCTTGGGACAACCGGTCCACCAATCTGAGATACGACACTCCTGCGGGCAATGCTGCCGACAGGCATAAGCACGGGACACGACTGCACGGTGAGACAGGCAACCTGGCCAAGCTCACCAATGCTGAGGCCCAGGAAATTCGAGAGGCATTCGCTAAGGGTCTGCGGACTCAAGCGATGCTGTCCGCAGTGTACGGGATCAGCAAACGGACCATTCGTCGCCTATTAAACGGAGAGACCTACAATGACTGAGGTTGAGAAGGGCGATGTCGTGATTGTGGCCGGGACGACCGCTCAGGTCGTCGCTACGGCCCCGGACAAGGCTCAGGTAGTGACCACTACCGGCCTGATCCTGGAAGTCAAGCGTGAGGCCGTTAAGCCGGTCGAGATCGGTGGATATCTGTGAATCTCCCGGTCTGCCGCTACTGCGGCGAGGAGCTGACTTGTGTTCCCGCCGATGAGGAAGCCGGGGTTTTCTACGCCTGGGTGGATTACTCCGGCGAGCGGGAATGCGAGAGCCCGTACACCGGCGAACACGAGCGTGTGTGAGGGCCAGTCGGCGGCGTGACTGAGAAACGGCACCCCTGCGGCAGCGGGGGTGCTTTTCTTTTGGGCTGATTTACTACGGTGGTTAGTACTATACAAGATAGTCGCCGGCGGGGGCTGGTTTTGTTGATCTTGTTTAAAGGCCGTTCTGCGGCTGTTTCAGAGGGGCGCTGGTGTGGTTGCCCGGAGGTGGGGTTTGCGCCCGGCTACGGTGCCATTCTGTGCGTTTTCGGCGGGTATGCTGGTCGGCGGGCGGTATCGGATGGCTTGGGTGGCTGTGGGCAGGTCGGCGGCCTTGTGGGGCTGTGTCGGATGAGCGGGGCTGACGTGGTGATCCGAGTGGTCGTCGTTCAGGCCGGCCCCGACTACCGATTTCGCATTCCGTGTGACTGCGGTGGATGAGGACGGCAATGCGCTCACGGTGTTGGATGACGGCTCTGTGACCGCGTGCAACGGGCCGGATCGCTACAGCACGGACGACGGCTTTCGAGAGCTGACTGACGAAGAGGCCGTGAGCGCGAGGAAAAGGCTAAGAGCCAGCAGGACGACTAGAACCCATAATGCCCCGTGGCGCTTCGGCGCCGGCGCTGCGGGGCTCTTTTTTATTTGCTCTCAGTTTAGACTTTGTCTAAAAACGGACAGAGTCTCGCCTGGCGAGTAGAAGTTGATCTTGGTGTTTATTTCGGCCGGGGATGGGCGACTGCGGACAGACGAGAACTGGTCATGCAAGGCTCTGGCTGAGCGCTACGGCATTCACTTGCAGACGGTCTACTACACCCTACGCAAGGCCGGTGTGACCCCACAGAAAGGCGCAGAGGGACATAAGTGGGCTGACGATGACCCGCGCCGGCCGGGCTACGCAAGGCAAGGTGCAGGATCACCGGAATGGGTCGACAAGGCTTCAGAAGGGCCGTCAGAAGCCCGTTCGCCCGCAAGCTGGTATCCCAGTGCCCAGCGTGCCGGCGGGCGCTGCCATTGTGGCCGGTGGACGCTGCGGATGGTTCGACCTACGCCGACTGGACGTAGCGCGAATAGGTGTGATGCCTCTTGCACCCTGTCTGACCTGCGGCTTTGTGATGCTTCGGCGAAGGCATCACCAACCTATCAAGCGGCGTTTGCCCAGGTCAGACGGGGTTTTTCCATGATCATTTGATAGGTTAGATGGTTTGAGGCGACGGAAAGCTCTATGTACGGTGAGGTGTATGTACTGTCTATTCCTATCTACTTTTAGAGAAAAACCATCAAGCCTATCAAGATTGCCCAAGAAACCTTGTCTGACCTGGGATTATGGCTTGATAGGTTGGGCGATAGGTTGCACGATAGGTTTGATGGTTTGAAATAGAACATGTTCTAGTCAGTTACTGAGAGTGATGTGTTGTTACTTAGCGTAATCAGTCCGCTGTCGATATGTCAAGTTTCTGATTGGTCGTTAGATTAAGAGTATCAATCACTGTGTGTAGTTATGGCTGTATGTGTTGTATGTATCACTGTGTGTAGTGTGTTACATGCTGTGTTAGTTACTATGTGTAGTGATGGATGTGGTATGTGTAGTGGTATAGGTATGTGGTAGGTAGTATAGGTATGTCTATCATATACATGTCAATGATGTATGTGACATCGTTCGTGGTTCAATCTTTTTGACCTTAAGAAGTTCCTTGATCGCGTGGATTGTTCCGAGTTAGATATTTCTTTTTGTGGATTGCTTGATGTCGAGATTCTTGACTTCCACAGTTTGAGGTTTCAACTGTTTGCTGGCGAAACTTAGAGTTCCTAACCTTTGAGCCTTCAACTGTTGCACGTGCTGGCATTCCTTGTGGGTCCTGATCGATGATCGATCGTTGCGTGCGCCTTGGAACTCTTTTTGGGCTCAACGATTTAGTAGGAACTCCGATTAACTTTTGTGATGGTGGGGTTGCTGTGCGGGCGATGGTCCACCATACCCAGAAAAGTCTACCCAATGAAACATGCTAGACTTAGCACATGAAGACACAATACCACTGCACAGACTGTAATTCATGGAAGCCAGCGGAAGCGTTCTACGCCCTGAAAAAGCCCAAGAAAGGCTTGACGCGGCAGGTAACCTACTGGTGCCGAGACTGCTGCGCTGTTCGGAATCGCAAGGCGTACCAGAAGAACAAGCAGGATGCAGAGTTCCGAGCCCGGTGCAGGGCGAACAGCGCCAGGTACCACGCCGAGAAATCCGCCCAGAACCGGCTGGATCTAGCTGTACGGCGCGCCCTGAAACAAGAAAAAGCGGCCCTTAAGAAGGAGTGCCGAGAAGTACAGCAGCAGGTCCGCGCCGAGATGGACGAGCAGATCTCCACACGGCGGCAGGTGCGGGTTCGTGCCGGAGCGCTTGGGCTGGACAAGGATGAGGTGGAGTACGCGTTCATCCGGCACAGCGGGCTTTGTGATATTTGCGGCTCGGGGCCGGATCGTACCCGTACACGGCTGTGTATTGAGCACTCGCACCACACCGGGAGGTTTCGCGGGTTTACCTGCAACGGGTGCAACGGGATCATGGCGTTTGCGGATGATGACCCCGATCGTCTGCGCCTGGTGATCGGCTACCTTGCTACTCACCAGTAACATAGACGGTCAGCGGATCATCCTCCGGACCGCTCGTAGGAAGGCTTTATGCCAGCACTCGAAATGCCAGAACCGCCTGCCGAACTCCGGGCCGTTCGTCTGCACGCCGCCTAACCAGATCCGGCGCTTGCACTCGTGGCAGCGCTTCATCGGTGTTCCACCGCCCATCCCAAGAACGGGTACTCCACGGAGGCTGTGAGAGGCCCTCCGCCTTCCAGCATAAGCTTTCCGTCCACGTCTGTCACGTAGTACTCGACCCGAATCCTACCCGGGTCTGCGGCGATCTTGAAAATTGTGTCAGAAGGTAGCTTCTCCCCGATAAACTCCTCCACCAGCTTGACAAACTCTCCGCTGTATAGCTTGTTCATCAGTCCTCCGGACACGAGCAGGTCATAGGGGTACCTAGGTCACAGATACCACAGAGTTCTCGGGGCTCTCGCTCCCGGATGAGGAAACCCTTGTTCAGGGCGACCCGCACAACGTCATAGGAGATCTCGTAAGTCACCCCGTCGATCAACATGATCTCGTCTATGAACCGACTCAGGGTCTGGTCGTTGTAGTAGTTCTCAGGCATTACTCCTCCTCCACACAGTTTCCCCCACTGTGGCATGTGGGGCAGCAACACCGACGCACACAGGGGTCTGGGGCGTCGCAGCAGCAACACTGTGGACGCGGCTCCGGAAGCTCTAGCGTCTCCAGCTCCTCCACCTGCTGTGGGGTGAGCTTGAGCGGCGTGGTCTGCCCTGTGTCCGGGAAGTACGCTATGACGATATCTGTCCCGTCCACTGTGCGGAACAGGCCATCCACCTTGAAGGGGATATCCGTGCCGCCGAAGCGGTACCACTCGTCAATCTTCATGACTTCCACCCCTGATCTGGACTCGGCGGTGCACTGTACCGGCGCTTGATGTCCTCGATGTACTCGCTGAGCTGACGGATGCCTTCAGCGTTTATCTGCCACCCGCCGCGCTCGCTATCGTGCTCGTACACTGCCGAGTCTGGCTCGAACGGCTGCTGTAGCTCGCGCAGATGGTCAGCCTCGCGCTTGTAGTCGCGAGCATCGATCTCCAGCTCGGCGATGCGCCGCTCAAGGGCTGCGATGTGAGCCCGCTCCTTCGAGCGAACGCCCTCTACGCGGGCTGCCGCCTTCTTCCAATGCTCGACTTGCCACTCTAGATCGGCGATGCGGTCTTTCAGCTCTTGCTTCTTCACAGTCCTGAGATTCCTATCAGTAGGAGGGAGCCCGACTAGGGCTGTGGCTATGCCGCCGATGCGCTCTCCATCTTGGAGTACGTGAACACGGGGGTCTCGGGCTTCCGGCAGTAAGCCATGAGTCACTTCCTATCGAACACGGAGATGTACCGAGGGTCACCAAACGGCTCGGCATCCGGCTCCGCATGGTCCTTGAGATACGGGAAGATCAGATTGCCGTACTCGTCCAGCCCCTTGCCGCAACATTGTGACAGTCCGTGATCGACTTCCCACTGTACGTACTCGCGCATCTCTTTGGCCTGAACCTTGGGGCCGTACGTGTCTCGGCGGTCAACGAAGTAGTCCTCCCGGACCAATACCACCCTGTGAAGGTAGTTCTCGGTAGGGTAGGTTTCCATCTCGATCTTGTTTCGCCGGGAGACTCGGAGCATGCGGCGCTTCAGACGGGTGCGGGGCTTCATTTTTGCAGCTCCTCAATCCTGTGTGTGAGCCGGTCGTTCTCGGCCTCCAGCTCTGTGATCTGCTCCTGAAGCAGCGCTCCACGGATCGCAGCGGTGTTGTCGATCTCGTAGACAACATCCCTAGCCTTGCGGTCCTTGTCGGAGGCCCGTGCCATGTACTTCTTCATCTGAAACTTTTGCACAGCCCAGACCCACCGCTCTGCGGCAGCCTCAGCCTCTGCCCGAGTCTTCCAATGCCCCTGTGGGATGTACTCGTAGTCTGTACAGTGATACAGATCACGGGGGAAAACCCCATAAGAGTTCGTGGTACCCCGGGAACCCTTGGCTTCCCAGAACCAGCGCTCTTCCCACTCGGTTTCTGCGGAGGCGTAGGGGCCGACAGTGATCTTGAAAGTCTCTGGAGACTTAGGCTTGCCGAACATCAGCCGTCCTTTCAGTGAAATGCTGGGTGATCAGCTCTATTACACGCCACTCTTCAAAGGTCCCTGGTCGTTGTACTGGCATGCTCGCTTTCCCTTTCGGTACACCCACAGGTGGCACAGCCAGTACACACCTACGAAAAATAGATATGTAGAGGAAAACCGGTCAGGGTCAATACTCGTAGAAACATAAGACCCCTAGGGGTATACCAGTGCGATGGCAATCATCGAAGTAGTCAAAATAATGAATACAAAGACCATAAACCACACATCTGTGGTCTGGTGCTTGCGCGTATTCTTGACTCGCTCAGCGAAATCAAGTTTCTTGTGGGGCTTATTTGTCTTCAGAGTTTGCTGAATCTTCTCTACGTCAACTTTCAGGTCAGTTTGACGTATGATTTCCTCAAAATCTCTGTCGTACTTAGTTGTAAAACCGGGTGGGCGACCGTCGCACCACCGTGTACCGCGAGCCATAGTCCATGAATGGGGCTCATGTTTGTTTAACTGACCACACCGTTTCATGGCTACCTACAAGCGCATCGCTTACAGATACAACCCGAGCACAGCCAGTCACCTTCCTGCGCCTTGCTAGAGTCGTAACATTGTGAACAGGCGCAGTGGCACCAGATCTTAGGGGTTGTCTGAGCTTCTACGCCGTGGTTAGGTGTCTGGTTCACACAGAGACCGGTATCGTGCTCAATCGCTGTCGTCGTCACTTTTGGGCACACCCTTCCCGTCCAATACCCTGTGTTGGCAGCAGCAGTCGCCAGGACACTCACTGTGGCACGCGTTAGCACATCCAGAGCAGATCATGAGTACTCCCCGAGGTTTTCTGCCTCTCCGATCTCTTCCCGCAACCGCTTAGCGGCAGTTTCGAAGGCTCGAAGCGTAGCGAGATCAGCGGCATAGTCCTTGTTGACCTCATCATCCGGGTGGCGGAAGGCCTCACCTTGGCCGATGTCCAGCAGCTCACGTCCTACCTTAATGCTGATAGTGGCGTAGGTGTAGTTACCGTCAGTTACAACGGTCAGATCTAGCTCGTTTGAGAAGGTGTTGAGATTCAGGTTGGGCTTCTGCATCAGGAATAGTCCTCAGGGTCTAGGATTTCTATGGGACGACCGAGCGCGGCCCGGTGAAGCTGCTTCAGGAACTGATCTCGACCAATAAGGGTGATCTGTTCAGGAGTAAGGGCTTCCACATGTTCCTTGAGCATAGCTGTCTTGTGGCTTCGTGCGTTCCGCTCTTCCTTGGAGAGGAACGGCCACTCAATCACTAAGACTAGGGTTGCCAAGAACACCAACAGTAGCCGATAGGCTGTCTTCACCTTCATAAACAGGGCCCCCTACCCCGGTTCAATACCGAGACTACAGTAGACACATACAAGAATGACGGTTTCGATAGGTATGCCGCCATAGCACTCGCCTATAGACTCTACTGAGTTGCCGTACGGTGCTCCGGGAGGCAGTAGCCGACTACACACCTCATTGCCACATCGAAGTTCCCCGTCTTCCAGCTGGATCACGGGGAAGCATGCCTCGAACTCGTTTATCCTTCTGCCCACCCTAGAACCTCAAACACAATAGGAACGCCCACAGAGTGCCACAGGGCGATGATGTTCGGGTTATCGTCTACGGCTATACGAACGTCATACCCTCGGCTGATGCATCGAAACATGTCGGCCTTGACTAGATAGTCCTTGCGCATGTCCTTGAACGGACGCATGATGAGGTGATCGTGCGGGATGTCATGGAGAGCCAACCAGATACCGGTGGCTTTCCTGTACTTTTCCCCTCGCGCGGTGACGACTAGGTTCGTGTACCCAGCATGATGTGTCAGGCGGGCCAGATCAGCTACCCACTCATGTGGCGGGCAGGAAATTGCCTCACTGTGAAAGCGGTCGTAATGGCGGTTCTTGCCCAGGACGTGATGACGGACGCCCTCTACGTTCGCCAGAGTTCCATCCACTTCAATCGTAGATGACAGCCTTACGCTTACTCATCCCGAACCACCTCCTTCGATCATAGACCTGTTGGGACACATCAAGGTGCACGCCGGTCTGACTCTATCCAAGCATTCCATACGGTAGGCATAACGTCTCGGAAACGCTCTTCCATCTTGTGCGCTACCTGTCGGATCTCATGCAGTGCGTCTTCAGAAGTACGTAGTCCCAGGAAGTGCATCAGAGACCGAGCATTACATGACGCATAGTAGTGGGTGTATATACCCACAGGGAGAACTGTACGGGCTACTTCCTTGGCAACACCGTACTGAAGCATGTTCTGGTATTCACGCCAAGCGATGTCGTAGCTCTCAAAAGTACTGTCTTGAACCGCAGACTTATGAGACCAGTCACCCGAAGTGAAGGTGTAAGCCCCCGGCTTTCCTGTCTGAACGAGTGGCCGTACACTGCTAGGCTCATAGAACACAGGCTCTAGCTCACGGTAACGACCCGAGGTCTCGTTGTATGACCAACCGGAGCGGTGGCGCATGTGTTCCTTGGACACGAAGAGTGGCGCTTCGATACGGAACGTGAACAGATTGTGTTCGAATGGCGATCCGTGCCGTTCGCGCATCAGATACTTGATTAGTCCCTTGTCCCGCTCATCCGTATGCTCGCGAGTGTCCGCCCCTGTGGAGACACGCGCTGCATTTGCGATCATTGCATCTGAGCCGCAGTGCTGCACCAGCTCAACTGTCACGTCATTCCGGAATTTGATGTCAGTCAACGGTGCTTCCTAAGCTCTTGGTTCAGTCGCTTAAACGCTTCCACGTAAGCAGCCTCGGACATGTAGGTATCAATTGAGATATGGACCTCAACCGGTCCTGAGGTGTGGGGCTTGCGGATCTTGTTCAGTATCTTCGTCAGTATCTTCATGACACCTCCGGATCGATCAGGTCGGCGGCCTCGTCTGCCGTGTAACAGCGGTACGCCCATTCACCTGCCACGGTGAAGCGGCAGGCATCGCCGGTCATATCCGCCCGGATCTTCTCGGCGGCCCGGTGCAGAACGGCACGTTCGAACGACTCGACCTGAGAGACGGTCGGACAGTCGAGCACGCGGGCTGCCTGTTCGCCGTACTCGCGGACGATGCGGTCCGCAGTTTCCTGATAGCTCATCTCACACACACATACCTCATCGTAGTACTTGCGTTGATCGGCTTTCCTAAGGCGAGGATAAGATGGATTGTCTGTAGGGTAGACAATGGCATGACCATTGATGTCCACCACAGAACAAGTGAGTGTGGTATATCTATCGTACCGATACGCCTTGCCTGCTTCCCAGCGCAGTGGCTCTTCATAGGGCTTGAACAGGCCAGCGGAACGGGTGCAGCTAGCTAGCATGTCTGTGGTCACGTCGCGGTAAACCAACAGATCGAAGTCATTGGTGCCGGGCTCGAACGGCTGGAACTTAACCGTAGTCTCGTAGACGTACTTGGGATCGTTGCATTGGTTGAGGACGTACTTAGTACCGAACGGATGGTTCTCTGGGGTATGCGGATCATCCAGGGCGGTCATACTTCCTCCGTCTCGAACTCGATCCCCGCTACCTTGGCCAGCTTCGTGACCTCCTGGGTGATCGTCTCTCGGTCCATCATCGGGATGACGAACCGCTGATTGCGGCTCATCGCGGCGAACACTAGCGCGCGGAACTCGGCCTCAGTCATCGTTCTCCTCAAAGTACAGGTCTTCAGCTTCCAGTGCCATACGTGCCTTGAAGTCTGCGTCAGTCTCCTGAGCCAGCTCCGGGAACAGCGCCGCGTACATGATCTTCTCCTACCTCTGTGCGTCCAGGAACCGTACCACAGCTTCCCGTGCGCTGTCAAACGTCGTGTGCTCATCCATGATCCGACCTGAGGGCCACAGGACTACCCAGGATGGAGCCTTGGGTGCCTTGCATAGCTCGGTGTGGCCAAGAGTCCCCCGGTGGATCATCTGGCCACCGCCGGACACGCGGTGAATCTTCAGCTTGCCGGTCTGCTCTCCGAACGGCATGTTCATGATGTGCTCCTTTCTGGCGGTGCGGGCTTTGTTGCCCTGATATCTACAAACGTACCGCAGATAGGCCCCGAAGTCAATAGCTTCGGGTAGAATAATTGGTGATCTAGGAGGGCAGATCATGTCAAACGAAGCAGACGCGGATATCCCGCAGCCAGCACGCCGGGGAAGGCCGAAGAAAACGCCGGCCGACACCCCTAAGGACAAGCTACCTGCAAAGCGTCAGCCTACCCCTACGCCGAAGATCGATGAGGATGTCTTTGAGGGCATGCCGGACCGTATCACGGCTGAATGGGTACGCAAGCAGCTACCCGCTTCGGTATGGCGTGATCACAAGCAGGCGCTTAAGCCTGCGGAGATCAGTGCAATGGCCCGGGATGCTAAGAAGGGCATCTCCAAGCGAGCCATTCTCGGCAAGGCCGGATACCACGTCTCCTCCTGGGATCGTTGGACTCGCCTAGCGGCTGAGCAAAACCACCCCGTCTATACCCTGTGGTACAAGGTCATGATCGCGTCTATCTCCTCTGTTGAAGAGGAGCTTATGGATTCCATCAGGGCTGAGGCAATGGGGGACTGGCGTGCGGCCAAGTGGCTTCTCGAACAGCTCAACAAGGACGAGTACACCGAGTCCAAGACGACCAATATCAACATCAACCGCGAGGAGAAGGTGTCGATCAATACGATTACTGACTCCGATGCTATCGAGATGGCCCGTATCCTTCAGGAGATCGGCGCGGTTCCCGATATTGAGGATGCTGAGGTAGTCGAGGATGACTAGGCAGGTCTCTGTAGGCGGTCGAACTCGAACCGTCCCGGAGTGGGCTAAGTGCTACTGCGTCCAGTACCACAGACCCGCCTATTACGCTCCTCTACCTTACGAGACTGTAGATGGTCGAGAGATCTGGCTTTGCCCCAACACATACTATGAGGTCCGCGCCCTCTGGGCCCTGTACTGTGAGCTAGACGCAGCCCCCTCGGGGGCTGACCAGCAGCAGTTCACAATGCCCACCCGCAACCTCTGCGCCCACATGTGGCAGACGATGCTACAGGATGACCGCGAGTATGAGAAGAAGCAAGAGGCTCAGCGCAAGGCTGATCTTCAGTACCTGCGGGAAACAGACTATGAAGCGTATATGGATGCGCTGTACGGAGATGACGAAGATGGCTGAGCTGCCCGAGGACGGAGTGAATGTCGGAGACCTGTCGATAGTCTGTCACCTATGTGGTGACACGATCGACATTCCGGTATACGCCGGGGTCAAAGAAGATGCAGGCGGAGACGAGAGTCTTCTGAACATTTGGGCCGACGCCGATGTATCACCTGTGTGGATGCACGCGTGGTCCGAGCATCCGGAGGAAGTGTGACTGACCTAAAGACGCTGCTCTCCTATAACCTCCCGGAGAGATACGTTCCCCAGAAGCCGACCCCTCGTCAGGCAGCATTCCTTCTCGTTCCTCACCGCGAGGCATTCTTCGGCGGTGCGGCAGGCCCAGGTAAGTCGTCAGCCCTCCTGATGGCAGCTCTGCAATATGTGGATCATCCTGGGTACAATGCCATCCTGTTCCGTCGTACATATAAGGACCTGGCCCAGCCGGGAGCTCTGATGGACCGTGCCCACGAATGGCTCGGGAAGTCAGATGCGCACTGGGACAAGCAGGAGAAGCGCTGGACATTTCCGTCCGGCGCCACTCTGACGTTCGCGTACATGGACACCGAGGTAGACAAGTACAACTACCAGGGAGCGGAGTTTCAGTTCGTAGGGTTCGATGAGCTGACCCAGTTCACCTTCCCCATGTACTCCTACATGTTCTCCCGTCTACGTCGTAATAAGGACAATGACGTGCCTCTGCGGATGCGCGGAGCGGGAAACCCGGGTGGTGTAGGTCACATCTGGGTCAAGGAACGCTTCATTGACATGCTGGACGCTACGGATGATAACCAGATTCGTAAGAATCGGATCTTCGTCCCGGCTTCGCTGGCGGACAACCCCCACGTGGACAGCGTTGAGTACCTGGAGTCCCTGGACAACCTTGACCCTGTGACCCGAGCACAGCTTAAGAACGGTGACTGGGACATCGAGGCTGAGGGCAACATGTTCCGGAAGGAGTGGTTCCAGGGCAAGATTCTTCCGCAGGTACCTTCAGACGTGACCTTAGTCCGTAAAGTCAGGTACTGGGACCTTGCATCTACGGACGAAACTAAGAACGCAGCCGACCCTGACTACACAGCGTCATGCCTGATGGGTCTCGGGGATGACGGCAACGTGTATGTGCTTGATATTCAGCGCGACAGGATGTCCCCGGCCCGTGTAGAGAAGTGGGTACGCCAGATTGCGGAGGCTGATGGCCGCGTAGGCACCGAAATTTACATGGAACAGGAGCCGGGATCGTCCGGAGTGGGCATTATCGACCACTATCGGCGCTATGTGCTGCTCGGATACAACTTCCGAGGAGATCGACCCACCGGAAACAAGGTAGACCGGGCTCGAAACGTGTCCGCAGCGGCAGAACACGGCCAAATCTTCCTAATAAACGGCATGAACATCCGAGATTTCCTCAACGAGGCCCAAGCTTTCCCCATGGGCAACCATGACGATATGGTGGACGCCTTCGCAGCGGCCTTTTTGCGGATTGCATCCCACGGACAGGTCGGTAGGGCACGTGACAAGACCAAAATCCGCCGTAAGAGGCGGAGTATCTGGTCCTGAGGTAATATAAAGGACATACGACAGCTCTGTGGAGGTCCAGGCGGCCATAAACAGGCGACCACATGGACTCTTGAGGAGCGACGGTGGGTTTCTTTTTCGGTAGGAACCGAACTGATGACGATTTCCAGATGCACCAGGCCGATGAGAAGCAGGCAAGGCTTCTCCGGTTCCAGCGTGCATGGCAGGCGTACCTGGCTGAGATGCCAGATGCCCTTGTCACTGATACCCCGGCCAACGACAACGTAAAAACGAACCCTGCACGGGCCATGATCAACACGTCCGTGTACTTCCTCTTTGGGCACGAAGTCCAGTTCGAGGTTTCTCCGAATCAGCAGGACAAGCTCACAGATCCAGGCGGCGCTACTTCCACAGAAGAGGAAGGAACTCCCGCAGCATCAACCCCTGACTGGCTTCGTCAGCTAAACCAGGCTTGGAAGGCCAATAGGAAGCAGTCTCTGCTTAACCGTATCGGCACTTCGGGTGCTATTCACGGCCACTGCTTCATCAAGTTCGTCCCTAATGGTGCTGGACTTAATAACGAGTTCCCTCGCATGGTTCTTCTGGACCCCGCTAACGTTAATGTTAAGTGGGACCCAGACGACTGTGAAGAGGTTGAAGAGTTCGACATTGAGTACATGACCGAGGGTCCTGACGGGAAACCGGTCCTACATATCCAGAAGATCACGCCAAACGAGGACGACAATGACGTTGTTCACTCGTGGACTCTTCAGGATTACGTCCAGGAAGCCGATTGGATGCCCGGAACGGGCTGGGTTCCTGGTCTAGAGCAGCCTGAGCCTGTCGGTCCTCCGGTCGAGTGGCCTTACTCATGGCCACCCATCGAGAATTGCCAGAACATGGAGATCCCGAACCAATTCTGGGGTCTGCCGGACATTGATGACGCCTCTGTGGACGTAATCATGTCTCTTCAGCGTTCCATGTCTTCTGTGAACAAGATCGTTCGTATTCACGGCTCGCCTCGTCTGTTCGCCAAAGGTGTCATGCCGGAGCAGGTAGACGAGATCGATGTTTCTGCGGATAACATCGTCACTCTGCCAGGTGCTGGTCCTGAAACCGACCTTAAGGTCGTTGAGCCGCTGACGAATATTGATGCCTCCACGAACTTCACGGACAAGCTACGTGAAGACCTCTACGAGATGCTTCAGGTTCCCCCGATTGCTCTGGGCAAGGTCTCTACGGCCTCCATGAACATGTCGGGTGCTTCCCTCTCCATCCTGTACGCCCCCATTCTTCAGAAGACCGAGCTGAAGCGGATCTCTTACGGCGATATGCTGGAGCGGATCAACTACAAGCTGCTCGTACTTATGGGAGAAGACCCACAGGAGGCAATGGATAGCCTTTCCATCGTGTGGCCTGAGTCTATGCCTGGATCTGACTATCTTGAGCGTCAGACACTACAGCAGGACCATGCTATGGGTGCATCTATGTACACCATCCTGGCCCGACTTGGCTACGACCCAGATCTTGAGCAGACTCGCCGCCAGGCCGAGCTGGAAGCAGCGGTTCAGGAGGCCGTAGCGAACGGAGGTCAGGGAATGGACACCCAGTCCCGTGTTCGTCTAAATTCGGCAGGAAGTCTTCAGGACGATACAATCACCTCCAAAACGGCTCAACCTACCGGAGTAGCACCTAACGCCCCTAATAACCCGAGTAGGGTTGGGGGTGCTGGTGCCACGGGCAATAGCACACCTAAGTCACCAACTAAGTAATCTGATACACTACTCAAGACGGACCCGGGGCTATGCCCCGGGTCCCGAACAATTGGCAAAAGCTCCGTCAGGTACGGAATACGCCCGTAGGAGGGCTAATTAAATGAGTGACAACGGCGCAAACGACGGTACCGCCCCCGGTTCTGACCCTTCTGTGGTCGGCACCAGCAAGGACGCACACGTAGTCGCTGGCGATGGTGGTTCAGCCCCTCAGGGCGATTCCGCTCCGAAGGCTGATAACGCACCCAAGGTTTTCGATGAGGCTACGGTCAAGGCTCTTCGTGATGAGGCAGCAAAGCATCGCACAGAGAAGCAGGCCGCTAAGAAGGAACTAGAAGACCTTCAGAAGCGCGTAAAGGCCTTCGAAGATGCCCAGCTCTCTGCTGAGGACAAGGCTAAGAAGGAACTCGACGAACTTCGGAATGGTTTTTCCACTGCCGAGGCTCGGGCCAAGACCGCTGAGCTGAATTTCCAGGTTGCACGGGCCGCAAATGCTGAGAAGCTTGTCGATATCGACGCTGCTGTGAAGCTTATCGACCATGATGCTCTTGAGTGGTCAGACGGCAAGATTACCAATATGAAGGAAGTACTGAGTGACCTTAAGAAGGCTCACCCGTGGCTGGTAGCAGCTACTCAGCCCCAGGCTCCGCATACTGGTACGACTAACCCGCCCAAGCAGAATGGCCAGAGGAAGGTCACTCGCGCTGATCTGAAGAGCATGTCTCCCGAGAAGATTCTGGAGCACTATCACAACGGTAATATCGAGCTCTGATGTTATCCTGAGAAAACCAACCCCGGCCCTTGTGGCCGGGGTTTTTCTTTGTGGTATTCTTAGCTGCAAAGCGTGGTATTCTATTCTACGAACGCCACAGTGTGCGACGGGCAGAATCTGTTGATCGGATTCCACTTCGAGCTTGGTCTGGTACCTTACTCGGAGACCTGTCAGTATGTGGGGTAAAACCCATCCACTTTCATATCTCCAAGTAAGAAGGAGTGAGCATGTCGCTCGCGAATTTCATTCCCGAGATCTGGTCGGCCCAGCTTCTGGTCAACCTGCACAACTCTCTGGTCTACGGCTCCCCCACCATCGTCAACCGTGACTACGAGGGTGAGGTCTCCGCTTACGGGGACACCGTTCGTATTCACAACATCGGCGGCGTGACTGTTTCGGACTATACCCCGAACAGTGACTTCGCAACCGGTGCAGAGACCCTGACCTCTGGTGAGACCGTTCTGACCATTGACCGGTCCAAGATGTTCAACTTCCAGATCGACGATGTTGATGCTGCACAGGTCAACCCGAAGGTCATGGGCGCAGCAATGCGCGAGGCAGCTTTCGCCCTCGGTAACGACCTGGACGCTTACCTGTCCTCCACCATCCAGGCTGCTGTTCCCTCCGGGAACAAGGTCAGCGCCGTCACCGACATGACTGTGGACGGCAAGGTCTACGAGGCTCTGGTTGACCTTTCTGTCGTTCTTGACGAGAACAACGCCCCCGCAGACGGCGGCCGCTACGTGGTCGTTCCCCCGCAGGCTGTTGGCGCACTGCTGAAGGACCAGCGGTTCATCAGCTTCGGTACCGACCCGAACCGCGCAACCATCGCAAACCGTCACATCGGCTCTGTTGCCGGGTTCAACGTGTTCGTCTCGAACCAGACCCCCATCGCAACCGGTGTTTCCACCGTTCTGGCCGGTCACACCTGGGCTACCACTCTCGCTGAGCAGGTCAGTAAGGTTGAGGCTTACCGTCCGCAGGCACGCTTCTCCGACGCTGTGAAGGGTCTGCACGTTTACGGCGCAAAGGTCGTTCGCCCGGCCCTGCTCGCCTCTGTCGACGTAACCCTCTAATAAACTGGGCCGCCCGGTATCTCACGACCGGGCGGCCCTCTTTCCTGACCTAGGGAGAAAATATGGCTAACACCGTAGTTTCCGGTGCAAACGTCGCCAAGCTGACCAAGAACACTGCTGTAGCTGCTCCCGCTGGGCAGGCAGTCACCACGGGTAACGTCGCAGTTCTGACCCCCGCCTCTGGTGAGTCTTTCCGTGGACGCTATGTCCTCGTAGAGATGGTCGAGTCTGGTTCTGTTCCCACTTCTACCGCAACTGTCAAGGTCGGCGACATCGGCCAGGACATTGCATATGGTGACGGCACCGCCGTTACCTTTGCCTCCGGCCAGACAAAGGTTCTCTGCCTTGACCTGGCTCGGTTTGGTCGCAAGGATGGCACGATTCAGGTTGCCGTTGGTGGTACCAGCGGTTCCGTGACCTTTAGGGTCTACGACCTGGACCGTCACGCCGCCTGACGACCTCAAAACGGCCCCTCACTGGTTTTTGCCCTCGGCCAGTGGGGGGTCTTTTGTTACTCATATAATGACTTAAACTAGGTAGGTAGATTTCGCGCTGTACACCCCCACCCACCGGAGGTCAGGATGGCTGTCCGCTCTTCCATGACGGACCTTATTGCGTTCGTTCGGCTACTCATCAACGATCCGTCCAGTGCAGCTAACCCCTCTTTCACCGATGAGGAGATACAGAGTCGTCTGGACATGAACTGCCTACGCATCAAGGCACGAAATGTCGACTCTGAAGGTACTCTTCAGACCAATGGCTTCTACAAGTGGATTGAGTTTGATGCTCCGCTTGGCTTTTGGGAGACTGATGTAGTACTTCAGCGTTTTGAGGGGACGATCGTGACCCCAGACGTTGCTAACTACATGACCGGCGTCTTCACCTTCACAAACGGGCTGAACGTGGATGAGCTGCGCATTACGGGCCAGACCTACAATGTCTACGGCGCTGCTGCCAGCCTTATGCAGACAATGATCAGCTCCATGCGGGCGCAGTTCAGTGCCTTCTCTGTGGATGGCCTTAACGTCCAGAATCTCTACCGTGCCTCGGACATGCAGAAGGAGGTTTCTGCACTCTCCGCAAAGGCATGGGGGTGGGGTTGGCCGGGCGAGGGTCACGCTGCACAGATTAGGCTCAACCGCGACGACATCAGGGGCTGAGCATGACTCTGTGGGATCAATACATAGACTATATTCGGCAGGTTCAGAACCAGAACATGCCGGACCGTTGCACCATTCGTAAGCCTATTGAGGCCCCGAATGGACGAGGCGGTATTTCACGTACCTTCGAGACCTGGGAAACACTGATTCCCTGCCGTTTCTGGATCTCTTCAGGTGCCTCAGGCACATCTACCGAGAGCGCTTTCCGCGCCGAGCGAGAGACTGCTGTCACAGACGCTTTTATCATCGTTGCCTGGGACGCCAAGGTGGACGACACCTGTTTTGTGGACTGGTACTCCTCTGAGGACCAGAATGTTCCCGGTGAGGCACCTAGTGGCACCCCGACTCGAACCTTCCGCGTTACCGGCATGAACAAGAGCGATACAATCCACACAGCAACGCGACTTAGGGTGGTGGGGGAGCGTGCCTTCACGTGATTTTAGTCATCTAGACGCCTTGGCAAACTCGCTTCAGGAATGGGCGGTAGAGGAAGCTCGGACGGCTGTAGAACGGGGAAAAGATGCAGCCAAGGCCCGGGTTCCTGTGGATACTGGCGCTCTGAAAGTCTCCATCACGACTGAGGATACCCCAGACGGGGCTACAGTGCACGCTCAATCGACTGAAGGCGGAGCTAAGCGGGAATATGCCTTCTACGTAGAGTACGGCACCAGGCATACCCCTGCACAGCCCTTTATGACTCCTGCCATTCCTGCGGTTGAGGGTGCCTTAGATCAGGGCGCACAGCACCTTAAGCGTAAGGTCGAAGGGATGCAAGAATGACCGCGACATTTCGGGATGTAGCAGAGTGGGTCTGTACCCAGATTGCTGCGGACTCTGAGCTAACTTCTCTGGGCCTTACTGAGCCTCCGTACTTCTATCGAGCACCAATGGATGCAGTTCTTCCCTACGTCATTCTGCAAAAGCAGACTGACGCAGTGGAAGGCCATCTGGATTCAGGTACTGCATACATGCGTCACTGGTTCGCGATTCAGGTTGTGAATCGTGGTGATGATGGAGGAGATCGGGCACGCCAAATTCGGGATCGTCTAAATGAGATTCTGAACTGGAAGGCCGCTGATCTTCCCAGCGGAAGGCTTATCTGCATGGAGCCCTCCACAGGGAATGAAACTCAGGATTCCAACCCTGGCGGGGAATTCTTTGTCTATGTGACTACTGTTTACATAGTCTGGACCGGCTAATCGCGGTATCATAAAGACACGATTGCAATCGGAGGTCTCAATGTCGGATTCAGAGGACATGGTAGCGGAAGGCTCTCCTGTCCAGCCAGAACCAGAATCAGCTCCTGCTGAGCCAAAAGCCGCAGGTGCATTCAAGGCTGTCCATGGCCTGACTCTCGCTGATGGCAGCCGAGTAGAAGAGGGGGACGCTGTTCCTCCGCTGGACGAAGACACACTGGCTTGGCTTCTCAGCTCTGGCCACATCAAGGAGAGTGAGTAATGGCTTTTAGCCATGGGTCTATCGCCAAGATTTACGTAGATGGTTTTGACGCATCACCCTTCTTTAGTGATGTGACAATGGGCGGGTCGATTGACACTGCTGAGACCACTACGCTTGGTAAGACGGCCAAGACCTACATTCCAGGAAATGAAGACGCCACTTTTAAGTGCAGCGGGTTCCTGGACCACAACAGCATCGATGCAAATAGCTTTGACTATAAGCTCAAGGCTCTTACTCGACGTGCCTCTGTACCGATTACGTACCTACCTGCCTCCGACCTGGCTGGCGAGCCCGCGTACATCGGGACTATGGAGCTAACCGCACACGACATCGGCACCACCGTAAAGGATGCTGCCTCCTGTGATGTGGAGTTCCAGACAAATACAGGGTTCCCCCGTGGCCTAAGTGCAGCAGCAACTTCTGCACAAACCGCCACAGGGTTTGCAACATACCTGGACGACCTAGCGGCCACCACAAAGGGCCTCAGCGCAGCTCTCCAGATCTTCTCAGTATCGGGCACTACCCCGTCTATTACTGTGAAGCTCCAGAGTTCTGCTGACCATACCACGTGGGCTGATCTGCTTACCTTCAATGCCGCAACTGGCGTAGGTTCGCAGTACCAGAGCGTTTCTGGCAATGTTGACCGGTATATTCGACTGGCCTGGACCATTTCCGGGACATCCCCATCATTTACATTCCACGTGGCATACAGCCGAGGCGTCTGATTTCAGGTACTATAGGCGTAGCTAGCTAGCTCCCCGAAAGAGGTTAAAATGTCTTTCTCTCACGGTTCAGTTGCCAAGCTGACCGTCAACTCAGTTGACGTGTCAGACTACCTTAGCGACGCAACCTACAACGACTCTATTGACGCTGCCGAGACCACGACTCTCGGTAAGACTGCCAAGACCTACATTCCTGGTCTGGACGACGGTACCTTCAAGTGCTCGGGTTACTTTGACCCGACCATGGACGCTGCCATTTTCGCCATGAAGCGTCTGGTCGTTCCGTTCACCTACTCGCCTCAGGGTATTGGCACCGGCCTGGTGCAGTACACTGGCAACTGTGTGCTCAGCTCCTACTCTGTGGGCACGGCCGTTAAGGACGCCGGAAGCGGCGACGCCGAGTGGCAGATTACCGGCGACGTTACCCGTACTATCCAGTCCTAAGACACATTCTGAGAGGGCAAACAAATGAGTGAGAACCTGCCTCTGGGCTCTGTTGACGCTATTCTGGCCATTGACGACCGTGAGATCCACAGTGTGGATGTCCCTGAGTGGAAGTGCTCAGTCAAGGTTCAGCCGCTGACCAAGGCCCAGGAGCACGCTATTCGTAAGCGTGCTACCCGTGGTAACAAGGTTGACGAACAGCTTGTTGAGGGTCTGTACTTCGTCCATGGTGTCGTTGAGCCTAAGTTCACCCCCGACCAGGTCAACCGCATCATGGAAAAGAACTCCAGTGCAGTCAACAAGGTCCTGCTAAAGATCATGGACATTTCGGGTATCTCCGAAGAGGCAGCCGAAGAGGCTGATGAGGACATGAAAAGCGAATGATGAGCTTTTCCTCATCCATCGCATAGCAGAGACAACCGGGAAATCAGTATCTGAACTGCTATACGGCGAGAACCGCCCTCTTACGCAGAAGGACCTGAATTACTGGACAGCATACTGGCTACGTAAGGCAGAACTCGAAGAGAAAGCCAATAAAGCCAAATAGTGAAGGCCCGGGCGATCCCCGGGTCTTTGTTTAGGAGTTGCAGTGACTTATAAAACTTGCGTTACTTGTCATACCAACAAAAATACTGAAGACTTCGGAGGAGACAAATCACGTATTGATGGCCTTAATCCTCGATGTCTAGTATGTGCTAGAGTCGCAAGCCGGGAGTACTACCAGCAAAATCGTGAAGACATCCTGGCAAAAGCTAAGACCCGTAACGCCACAGATGTAGCCAAACATCAAATGCGTCGTGCTTCCTATCGGCATCGTTTTGGGGCGCATGTAACACCTGAACTGTACGAAGAACTGGCAGAGAGGCAAAACGATAGTTGTGCTATCTGCCAACGCAAAGCCTCCGAAGCTCACCCAAGTGGTAAACTATTGCATATCGACCATGACCACACGACGGGGGAAATTCGTGGGTTATTGTGTAGTACATGTAATATTAGGCTACACGCACTGGAAAATTTTGCTTGGCGTGGCGATGCCGAAAAGTACCTGGAGAATCCTCCCGGTCGAAGGGAGTGACTAGTTTTGGCGGACATAGCCCGGCTTTCAATCCAGGTGGGGGCTAATACCAGTAACGCTGTACGTGCGCTCTCTGACCTCCAGAAGCGTATGGACCGGCTTAACAAGTCGGTAAGTCTCCGTGTTACCGCTGATACTCGTGAAGCCGTAAAGGCTCTGGACAACCTCAATAAGAAGATGGACACCATCAGCCGCAAGAGCGGCACTATGAAGGTGGCTGTCGATGATGCAGGGGCTAAGGCTGCCCTGGACAAGATCGCCCTACGCATGGACGAGATCGCCCGTAAGAGCGCTTCTGTCCGTATTGGCGTAAATACTGCTGGTGACACGGAGAAGATCGCTAAGCTTGAAGCTGAACTGGCCTCTCTACGTGGCGAAATGGACCGTGTCAACAAGTCCGGTAACGGCGCTGGAGGGGGTTCTAGCTTCTTCGGCAAGGTTCTCGTGGGGCTAATAGCTACGCTACCCTCGCTTGTGCCTATTCTAGGTGTCGCTGCGGGCGGTGTTCTGGCCCTAGGAAGCTCGCTGGCTTCGGCAGGTGGCGCCCTGGGAGTCTTCGGTCTGGCTGTAAAGGGCCAGATGTCTCAGGTAACCTCGGCAGCCTCTGCCTACGCCACCTACCAGAAGGCTGTGGCCACAGGCAGTAAGAGCGCTGCTACAGACCTCAAGGCATACCAGGCTCAGCTTGCTGCCATGCCGCCAGCTCTGCGCAGCATGACTGTCGCCTACATCGGCCTTCAGAGCTCGTTTAAGAAGTGGTCAGACTCGGTTGCGAAGTTTACCGCACCGGCTCTAATCACAGTGATGAAGACCCTGGCTTCTGACCTGCCCAAGCTAACCCCGATTCTACGTGCCATGGCACCAGCGACTCAGGCTGTGGCAAATGGGTTTGCCAAGTGGAGTTCCGGCGGGGGACTGACCAAGGTAGTCAACTTCATCGTCCAGTACGGCGTGCCTGCATTCCGTCAGTTCATCCAGATTGCAGTGAACCTGGCAGCCACTATCGGTGGCGTCATCAAGGCATTCGCCCCCATGGGTACCTCGGTCACTCAGGCCCTGGTGAACATGACCGCTAAGATGCGGGAATGGGCTAATGGGTCCGGCGTACAGGCGTTTGTGTCATACATCAAGGCAAATGCACCAGCGGTAAAGGCTCTGTTCGAAGCACTGTGGGGCGCGATCAAGAACCTGACCGAGTCTCTAAAGCTCGCAGGTCCTTTCATGCTGTCCTTCACTACACTTCTTCTGAAGCTGATTGCTGGTGCACCGCCCCAGGTTATTACGGCTCTTGCTTATGCATTCCTAGCTCTTAAGGCAGCTCTTTCCTTTGGTAATGCAATTAAAAGTATTCAAGGCATGGTGGATACTTTTAAAAATGCTAAGAAGGTTATGCAGGACTTTACTAAGGGTGGCTGGTTTTCTGCTGGACCTATCATTATCGTTCTGGCCGCTATAGCTCTGGCTGCCGTGCTGCTTGCTACCCACTGGAAGCAGGTAACTTCTGCGCTTAGGACAGCCTGGGATGCTTGCTGGGGTGGTATTAAGGCCGTAGCTTCGGCTGTGTGGAACTTCATGAAGTCAGCCTTTGCCGCTGTAACGGGATTCCTCCACAGCAAGTGGGGCTGGTTGATTGCATTCCTTGGCCCAGTGGGCTGGATGATCGCAATTGGTGCTCACTGGCGTCAGGTGTGGGATGGAGTTAAGTCTGTAGCTAATGCTATCTGGGGTTGGCTTAGGTCAGCTTGGATAGCCACAGCTAACACGGTTTCTCGGGTTATGTCCTCCCTAGGAAGCATTGCTAGGGCAGTCTGGAACACTCTGTGGAATGGTGTTCGTAGTATAGCTAATGGGGCCTGGAATTGGATCAAGGGTGCCTGGACAGCTACAGCTAATACTGTTTCCAGGGTTATGTCTTCACTGGGCAGCGTTGCTCGCTCAAGTTGGAATAATCTGTGGAATGGTATTCGTAATATAGCCAACGGAGCTTGGAATTGGATCAAGAATTCCTGGAATTCAACGGCTAACTTCGTATCTCACGTTTTCGGATCACTGAAGAGCACTGCACAGTCTATCTGGCACAGCTTCTGGGGCGGCATCAAGAGCTTTGCGGAATCCATCTGGAACGGGATCAAGTCTGGCGTAAATGGCTTCAAGAATGCCATGGTTTCTGCTTTCCACACTATGGTTAGCGGAATCCGGTCAGCATGGAATGCACTACGGTCTGCCGTTGCGGCGCCGGTCAAGTTCTTCGTCAACACCGTATACGGGGGAGGACTACGGCCAGCGTGGAATAACACGATCGGTAAGATTCCAGGTATCCCGAAGATGCCTGCTCCTCCGAACCTCGGATTCGCGACCGGTGGTTACACCGGAGACGGCGGCAAGTACGAGCCCAAGGGTGTTGTCCACGGTGGCGAGTACGTGCTGCGCAAGGAAGCTACGCAGAACATTCCTCGGGCCATCCTGGACCACATGAACCGTACCGGTTCCGTGCCCGGGTATGCCGGTGGCGGTGCTGTTCCCGGAATTCCGACCGGTCCTGGTGGCGGTGGCGGGGCAACCCCAGGTAAGGGTCTTACCCCTAACCGGCCCGCCAGCCCGCTAGCTCTAGCTAAGAAGGGATTCGACTGGGGAGTCAAGTTCGTTAGGACAGGTGCTGCGGCAGCTCTGTCCAAGGTTCTGTCTCCTGTCAAGGCTGCTGCTGGACGCGTTCCCTTCGGCGGCAGTGCCTGGGGCCACGTAATCCCCACTGTGGTAGACAACGGAATCGACAAGCTGATCTCCTGGATTAAGGGTAAGGAGACTTCCGGAGGTAGTGGTGTTGGCGGAAAGGGCGTAATCCCGACCGGCCAGCACAAGCAGATCATTGACCAGGCGCTTGCTGCGGCAGGCGTCGCCAAGCCGTGGGGTGCTTGGGAATCAGGTATGAACACCCTGATCAGTCGCGAGTCCGCATGGAACAGCAGCGCTGTCAACCGTACTGACATCAACGCCCAACAGGGACACCCGTCAGAAGGTCTGGCACAGGTAATCGCCTCTACCTTCAATGCCTACGTACCTGCTTCCCTTAAGGGCAAGGGCCAGATGGACCCTGTGGCTAACGTCGCAGCGGCCATCCGGTACATCATCAGCCGATACGGCGGTATTGGGAATGTGCAGCAGGCCGATGCCAGCAAGCCCCCGAAGGGTTACTGGACTGGAGGAATTGCACGGGGTCTCTCTCTTGTGGGAGAGCGTGGGCCAGAGCTGATCAATGCAGGTTCTGCCTCAGCAGTTACCAGTGCAAGCCAGACTCGTAGGCTATTCGAGGGTGGCGGTGGAGACACGTATAATGTGAACATCACCGTCACCGGGGCAAGTGTCACAGACCAGAAGGCTATCGAAGACCTTGTGGTTAAGGGCATCACCTCAGCTAAGCGGAAGGGCAGGCTGAAGTAATGGCCACAGCGAACTACAAGGTGTTCGTTGACTGGCAGAAGTCCGGGGGCCTAGAGCTCTCGGACTTCGGTCCTATTGTCACAACATGGATTCCTCGCGGAACTACTCCACCGGCAGTCACTGGCTCCCAGGATCACGCATACAGCGGAGACTGGGCTATGAAGATTACCTGGAATGTCTACAACCCGATTCAGTTCGATGTGGTAGGTGCGGGTTACGACCAGGGTAAGTTTGGTCTCGCCTCATTTGCGAACCCTCCGAACCCTATCCAGTTCGACGTTTCTGGGCAAGGTTTTGACCAGGGTCAGTTTGGCTCTAGCACGTCTGGCGATCCTTCTGTAAGTGCGCCTCAGGTCTATAAGACTCTCACTGGCCTAGTCGTAGGGGTTACCTATGACGTTTCGGCCTGGGTCTATGTACCAGCCTCAAACGGTGTCCAGATTATGATGGGCATTACCGGTCAGGTGACCTCAGCAAATACCTCAGGGACGGGTTCATTCCAGGAAGTCACGTTCAGCTTTACTGCTACCTCTACTACACATGAGATATTCATCAGTCCGGTAAGTATTCCGGCTGACGGGTCGCTGACCTATGTCGATGAGGTTCAGTTCTTTTATGCCGGTGAGGAAATTACCGACACAGTCCTGAGCCGCAATGACCTGCAAATGTCCATGGGACGAGACCTTGACCGTTCTGTGGGTAAGATGCAGGCGGGTAGCATGTCTCTAACCCTGGACAACCAGGACCGTCGCTACACCCCGAACAACCCCACTTCACCTCTCTACGGGTACCTCGGGCCTGGCAAGCCATTCCTGTTCTACGCCGAGTACGGTGGAAAGCGGTTTAACCTGTTCCAGGGATTTGTTGACGACTACACAATCGACCCTACACCAATGAATAAGTCGGTCGGGGTATCAGTGCTCGATCTTCTGGGTCAGATGTCTCAGATCACTCTCTCCACAAAGCTTCGCAAGGGCAAGCGAACCGGAGAGCTGATCAACTATGTCCTAGACGAGATTGGGTGGGACCCGGAGAAGCGGGATATCGACCAGGGCGCATCTGTGGTCCGGTATTGGTGGGTTGAGGGCGGAGATGCCCTCCAAGCGATTATCGACATCGTAAACTCGGAAGGTCTTCCTGCCATCACCTATGTGGATGAGCAGGGCAACTTCGTATTCCGTGATCGGCATCACAGGTTGATAGACAGTCGATCCACCGCTATCCAAGCCAGCATCTATGGCGATGGTAACGAGCCCGGCATGTCCGCCGATAACTTCTCCTATGACATCGGGTGGAAGGACCTGATCAATAGCTTTGATCTGACTATTAGCGAGCGGGCACCAAGCTCTACCCTGGTGAACGTGTACCAGTCCACAGATACTTTTACTGTGGCGGCTGGTCAGACTTATCTGATTAAGGTATCTGGGTCTGATCCGTTCTTCGGGGCAGTGGCTCCTCAGCTCACTACCGACTACACGCTTGTATCGGGCGACGCTACGGTTACCCTTTCTCGTACCTCCGGGGCCGCTACCAATATCCAGATCTACTCTCTGGGTGGGGCCACTATCACGGGTATGAATCTACGGGCTTACTCGGTTCCTGTGGCTCAGACGATCAAGGTTACGGGTCAGGATGATGCCTCTATCCAAACGTACGGGGTAAAGTCCTACACTGACTCAATGCCATGGGCCAGTGCGAACGACGCTTACGACATCATGTGGATCTACCTGGGGCACCGATCAGATCGTCTGCCGGTTATCACTTATGAGCTGAACAACGATAACAACACAAGGATGACTACCCTTCTGGGTACTCGTCTTTCCGATCGTGTTCATCTGGTAGAACCCGAGACATACACAAACGGCGACTACTTTGTGGAACAGATTCAGCACACCATTTCGGAGGCTGGTCTATACCACAAGGCGTCCTTTGGTTGTGAGAAGGTCCGTACTCAGCCGACCAGTGTTTTCACGTTTGATGACGCTACTCGTGGCTTCGATGCAGGCTATTTCGGCTATAGTGGTATCGACACTTCGTCCACTATGTTCATTTTGGACCAAAGCAACCTTGACCAAGGTTTGCTGGCGTTCTGAGGAGGGCACATGAACCTGATCACCAATCGTGCACGCGTTTACGTCAACTTCGGACGAGTGATCGCCGATTGCCCAATTGGCTGCGGTGGCGCTATGGTGCTGGAGCCTGGACAGGCTCAGTTCTTCTGCTCGCCCCCAGGAGGCTGTGGGCATATTGCGGAGGTCGAGTGGCCTGAGAATCTTCAGGAAATACTGGACGCTCTTTCAGAGCGCCCTCTTCCGAAGAATCGAAACTGGTTTCCAGTGGGCCATGAGCTGGGTGTTCGGGCCGGGTGTCCCACAGGGCAAACCCCTGAGGAGTTGAGGGCTGAGGCAGAGGAGATGACCAATGGCGGATGACCTCAACCCTCTACTGGCCATAGTTCTACAGGCTGAGCCCCAGCTACAGGATCTACAGGCCGCTCAGGCTAATGTAGCCGCGTACCAGGAAGCTGTGGACACCTACACTCAGAAGCTCGCTGATGAGCAGGCCAAGGTTACTTCTATCATGGCTTCTCTGATGACCCTCAGCGATCAATTCGTTGCTGAGTACCAGAGTCAGTCTTCGACTGACACTAGTGGAGGGACTGCCTAATGGCTTGGACAGCCCCAATGACCGCTGTGGCTAACACTGCCTTTACAGCGGCCCAGTTTAATACGTATATCCGCGATAACCTTCTGGAGACCGCTCCGGCTAAGGCTACTACTGCGGGTAGCCTAATAGTCGGCAATGGTGCCAATAGCATCATTGAGCGAATCCCAGCCTCAGCCGGAATTTCTACTGCCGAATCAACGACCTCTACCAGTTTCACAGACCTTGCAACCCCGGGCCCGGCGGTTACCGTAACTACAGGCACCTCCGCTCTAGTAGTCGTCTCTTCTTGTATTTACAACACTTCTAGTTATGCTCTGGCCTCATACCAGGTCTCTGGTGCTACTACACTAGCCGCTTCAGACGAAGGTGGCGTTCAGGTTGCAAACACTCCAGCCACCTACCAAACAGCTTCTGAGTTCTTCCGGGTTACTGGACTAACCGCAGGGAGCAACACTTTCACTGTAAAGTACCGGGTGGTTGGCGGTACCGGAAACTTCCAGCGACGACACCTGGTCGTCATTCCACTGTAAGGAGGAGAGATGGCCTGGACGGCCCCCATGACTGCCGTAGAGAACACCATTTTCACCTCTACTCAGTACAACACATATGTTCGTGACAACATGCTGGAGACCGCTCCGGCTAAGCTCACGGCCGCTGGAATGATCCCTGTGGGGAATGGTCTCAACAGTATTGTTGGTCGTAGTGTCTCCGGGGCAG